AGGTTTTCAGAAGGCGAATGGTGATAATGCCAGCGGTCGCTGCATGCAGGGAGTGCATGACAGAGCCATCGGCGCCCTTGGTCATCGTGTTCTTGTCCTCGTCGTAGGACACGGAAATGCCTTCCTCGGCGACGCCGGACGCATTCTGGCCGAGCGCGATATTGCCGCCCGGCCCGCTGATCGAGGCCAGAACGTCGAGAAATGAATAAGCGGTGGTCGCCATTGCAGGCTCCTATGTCGAGAAATTGAAACCCGGCGCCGTCTATCGGTTGACGGAAACCAGCACGTTGGCGAAGTGAATCGCGCCGGCTTGCTTGGCCAGGATTTGCAGGGTCGGCGCCTTGCGCGCCTCGCGATCGGCTGGCGACTGGTTGGCGACGGGCGGCGCATAAACGAAATAGCCAAGCGGCAGCACGTCATTTGTCTTGATCTTGCCAATCGGCGGCCCGGTCCATACGCCAGCCGCGAGAAACCCATTATTCGACGCGCGCGCGCATGTCGCCTTGGCCTGCGTCACAAGCTGGTTAACCCCATCGTCGGTCTGCGGGGTTTTCGTCGGCGACTGATACAGGACATTGTAGAGATCGGTTTGCAAGGCGTTCTGGAACCAGTCGCTATTCACGACCTCGTCGATGAAATAGCCATTCGACATCACGCCTTCCTTGAATATCTGGGTGCCGTTCTGGAAGGAAGCGAACACGTTGATATTCTTGGAGACTAACGTCACCGCGGCGGTCTCGGTCAATTGCTCCGGGGTCACGCCCGGCAATTGCTTGAACTTCATGGTGATCGTGGTGTTGTTGGCCGTGTAGTCGATCGTCGCCAGACGCGCGAGCGCGGAAGCCGCCGCATAGGGGCTTGAAGTCGAGTAGATGACAAAGCATCGGGCAAGCAGCGCGGTTTGCAGGGACGCGCCAATGTCGGTCGAGGAAGTCGGGTCGATCGATCCCGACTCGGAAGTCGTCACGGCGTAGATACGCGAGAGTTGCGCCGCGTTGATGGCCGTGGCCACCGCGATATGATCGGCGTCAACTGGCGGGGTCGCCGTGGCGACGGTCAGGCCATACCATGCCGAACTCATGTTCATCAGCGTGTTGACGCACGACAGCAACGTCTCGGCGGCAATGCCGACGACGGGAGCCGACGCACCAGACGCGGCGGTCAGGCCAAGCAAGGTAGAGATATCAGCGCCGCTTGAAGGCGCCGCGCCGTAACCGACCGTCGACGATGTTCCGGTCGTGCTGGAAATGATGTCGAAGCGCTTATTCGTCGCGCCCCAGATGCAAGTGACGCCGGATGGCAAAGCCGCCTGAATGATCGCCGCGACGCCGTTCAGGTTGAGAGCGGCCGAGAAATTCAGACCAGTGATCTGGTGATCGACGCCATCAATGTGAATATCGAAACCGCCAGACGTGATCCCGGTGAAGTTCGCCATGACCTGTTGCGCCGCCGTCAGCGGAGCCCCATGCAGAAGGCCAGCCGTTGCCGCCTGCGCCCAACGTCCAATCCACAAGCGCGACGGCTGCGGAGATTGTCCGAAGAACGCTTGCGCGGCCAGATATTCTGGCGCGGTCGTTCCAAAGTCCTGCGCGATGCCGGTCAGGCCGGCGTAGAAGCGCATGCGCTGGACAACATCGATCACGGCAGATGACCCGAGAATCATCATGTCGCCAAAGCTGCGATAACCAGCGGCGACCGGCGCAAGCGAAATCTGAACGTTAACAACGTCCGAAACAGACAGTAGATTTGACATGATTTATGATCCCTGCGGGGAGACGAAAGATCGCGTAGCGCCGTCCTCGGTCGTCACGACCATGGGCGCGGAGAGGATGTTTTCGACGGTGTAGGATTGCGTGTCGGAGCGATTAAACCGGAGCGTCAGATCAGCGCGGCGACGCCACGCCATGTTGATGAGTTCCGCGGTGCCAATTGGCCCCGACGTGTCGAATACAGCCAGCCCCGGGACGCGAAGCATGTCGCGGTTTTGCTGGACGTAGAGCGCATTTCGAAGCCGCTTGGCGTTCGCTCGCGCGCTTGGTCCGTAGAATGTGGCGATAGCCGTTATGCGTTCGTGGCGGGTCGCGAAATCCCGGCCAGACAGGTCGTGAACAATCGCCACGTTTTCATTCGGCTGCTCGTCGGTGACACCGATCGCGCACCAGTCGGTATTGACCTCTGGCTCTGGCAACGGCGTCGGCTGCCAGCGCGGGCGCACGAGCGAGCCAGGGATATTCGTTACGCCGACAACGAATGCCTGCAACACGCCGTCAAGCGCCATGTCGTCGGCTGGCGCATCCGTCGTCGGTTTAAGATACGACGGCCAATCGGCTGAGGTATTCGTCACGCTGGCGACACCTGTTGCAGCATGCAAACCGCCGTGATGAATCCGGCGCCAAATTGCGACCAGTCGCCAATCGACGCGACCACGTATTGCCGCCCTTTCCAGACGACAACATCGGCATCGACGGTCTGGCCGCGGTAATCACGGCCGCCGTCTGTCAAGGCGAATTTCGTGTGAACCGTGATCGACCCGGCAAGGCGCTGGCCTTCCTCGGTCCGCAACAGGTTAATGTCGTCATTGGCCGTTACGACGCCGACGATATTCCGGGTCGTTTTCGATGACCTGACGCCAACGCCACCGTCGCCAATCGTCAACGTCGAATGGATCACATCAAACCGAGTCGCAAAGTCCGGGTCCGTGAGGATGCTCGACACGTCCAGCAACGGCATGTCAGTTTCCCTTTGGTCGGATCACGAAATTGATGGCGCGGCGCAATTGGCCGGTATCGATAAGCGGCTTCACGGCAACGTCTGGCGTCTGCCCGACCGCGATCTGTTTCAGGTATTTCTTGGCGCCCTTGCGGCCTCGCCGCGCGCGGGCCTGAATAGTTTTGATCGAGAGCGGCGCGAAAGGTCCGTCCGTGATCTTTTTCTGCACGGACGAAACAACGCGCTGACCGATATTCGCAAAGCCGGCCGCAATCGAACCCTTGTCTCCCCCGGCAGCTTTCGTTGCGACGGATCGAAGCCACTTGACCAGATCGTCTTGCATTGAAACGGCTGTCGGAATCAGGAATGGCCGCGCTGGAATGTTCTTTGACGGGTCGCCAAATTCCATCACCAGGCCAATGCCGGCATTGGTAATCAGTGTCGGCGGCTCGCCATCCTCTGGCTTACGATCCGCGTTTTCGTCGGGAACGCCGACAAGAATGCGGTCCTTGGTCAAGGCGCGAATAGACGCGAGCGCTTCCGGCACGCGATCTCTAGTCATTTTGACTGGCATCAAGTCCAGCCGCGGCGACCAAGGCCGGCGCTATTGCGGCCGGCGATGAAAACAGGCCCGGCGTTCAGCCCCTTGATCATCGTGTAAAGGCGCTGGCCGTATGAAGTCGCGTTCCACGCCCCGCCGTCCTTGATGATGGTCGCGCCTGTGTCGTAACTGACGGAAACCTTGTCCACCGACTTCGACGATTGTGGACCAGAGGCTTGCCCCGGCAGTCCGCCAGCCTTGGTTGCGGCCTCATCGCGCGCGGAAAGCACAAGATTATGTGCGACGAATAACATCACGCCGAGGTCGAGAAGGTTTTCAAACCGCTTCGCGTTGAGTTGCAAATAGGCGGATTGAATCCAGAAATTCACGCGACCTTGCGGGAATACCGAACCGTCCGAGAATTCGGGAAAGGCCATGGTGAAGTCGGCATAAGCGACGGTCATTCACGCGCCTCAAAATCCCGGATCGGCAGAATCACGCCGCCTTTTCAACAGCGGCCTTGAATTCATCTGGCAGATTTGCCGGATCAACGGGCTCAAAACCGCTCTTTTCATTCGAGCGCTCCTTGGCCTCGGCGACGGCCGCGGCAGGCTTTTCCTGCGCGAAAATCTTTCCGCTCTGGTAGGGCTCGAAATTTTCCAAGGCCCAGGCTTCCCACTTGGCCCAGAAGTCGGCGTCAACGCCATGCGTCAGCGCCGCGCCGCCAGCCAGAATCTTTTCGGATGGCTTGGCGTGATCGACGGAGCAGCCGTTAATCACGATGACCTTGCCGACCGGATTCCATCGCGTTCGCTCTTTCCGTCCAAAGCCGGGGATTTCCTCGGTGATGGTGGTCGGCTCCTGGCATTGCAGTCGGAGCGGGAACGGGAGTTTCGATGCGACGGTAACGGTGCCCGACATAGGTTCGCTTTCCAATAAAAAAGCCACCGCGTTGGCAGTGGCTTGGGTTGATGCAGGCGAAAACGGCGCCGTCAAAGCGCCGCTCGGTTTGGTTCAGACGCCGGTCATCTGCGCGAAGGCGACGGGATAGCGGATGATCGCGCCCCAATTGCCGGCCGTCTTTTTCTGACGGAAGGACGAGAGGTCGCGCACCACCGGATGGTCGCGCATTTTCTCGGTGAACGAGCAATAGCCAGTGTCCTTGCCGTCGAACTTCTGGGCAATCAACTGGACATGCTCGGTCCCGGATACGGTGTACCGCGGGGACGATTTCACTTCGAGATTCGGGAATGCGTCCTTGATCATCTTCATGGCCGAGAGGCCATAGATGTTCACGGAAAGCAGCGCGGCCTCGCGCGAAGGCGAGCAAGCGAAGGTCATTTTGTCCTTCGACTTCACGCGGCCCTGCGTCTGGGTCACGAGACCGTTGAACAAAATCTGGAAGTCGTTGAAGATTTCGTTCGGCGACGCATAGGCGCCGGTCGTTCCCCACGACGTTCCAAGACCGCCTTCTGTCTTCGTCACCGGCGTCAGCGCGGCCGGCAGCGACGGGTCGTTCAATATCCCATAGTTTTGGAGATTGTTCACGCCGAAGTGGTAGCAATAGTCCATGAACTTATCGAGCGTCAGGGCGGCGCTCTGTTGCTGCTCGGCGACCCAATTCAGCTTGGCTTCGCCGGCCATGTCCACTTCCATGTCGCCATATTCGATCACGGTTTGGAAATGGAAGCTCTGGCGCTGGGGCCAGGAGGCATTGGCGTTCGACCGACCGTTGGTGTTGCGGTCGCCGTAGGCGGCAACTTCACCCGTATTTTCCACGACCGGGAAAAACGCGGTGCGATCAGTCCACGAGCCGGTTTTGCGCTCGCCGAGAATATTGGCGCCCTCGTTCGGCGCTTGAAGGATGCGGATCACCTCCGGGTCCACGTAGGACGTGAACATGGCGGGGATGCCGGCATTGGCGGTGGTCACCAAAGCGGGCTGCGCGTCCATCGCCATCTGGTAGTTGCGGCGAAATTCGTCGGGCAGATAGTCGGACGCCATGGGGACAATACCCCAATCGCGCTCAAGGCGCGCACGGTCATTGCGAAGGCTCATGATGGTGATCTCCTTGATCCTGGGTTAATCCAGCGAAACGCTGGTCATTTTGACGAGTTCGCCAGCGGCGCCGATGGTCGCGGCGATCCACTTGGTTTCGGTGTAGCCGGCAATGGTGCCACCGGTGGCCGCGAACTGAACCTGACCGGTCGTGTTGCTCGCATATGCCTTGTTGCCGACAGCCGAAGCGCCAGCGCCCGCGTTCTTCACCCAGAAATCGCCGGAAACATAAACGTCCGGGACGGGGAAGCCCTGTGGGATAACCATGCCGGTCTCGGCAAGGTAAGTGGTGACAAGAGAGTCGCCCATTTCGCGTGCGACAAAGCAAGTCGGGATGCCAGAACCGGCATTGACCAGAACGGAGTCGGTCGCGGCAAGGTCGCCCCACGCGAAGCGCCCAACGGTGACGCCACCAGCGCCGGCGACCCAAGCGCCAGCAGCGCCGGAAAGCGCGTGGCGCGGGTTGAGAGAGGCAATGTCGCCCTCCGTGGCCGGCGCCTGAGTCAGGTTGACAGAAGTTTGGAAACCCATGGTCGTGATCCTCTTTTTACGCCTTCAAGCGGCGAGCGTTGGGGAAGCGTTCGGCATATTCCTTCTCGTCGGCGCTATCCTGCGCGACGGGAACGCGAGCCGGCTTGGCGCCGGGAACGGGTTGCAGCCCGAGAATGACCGGCAAAGCCGAAGTATGAACGCCATCGACCTTGACGCCGAGCGCGCCAAGAGCGGTGCGATAGACGGCCTCGGCGCTGTCATGCGCCATGGCAAGTTCGCCGACGTAGGGTCGCACGGCGCGCTCGGCGTCGCGGATTTCACGCTGGGTCTGAACCGCGGCATCATGCGCGGCTTTCGTGGCGGCGGCGATAGCCGCATCCATTGCAGGCTTCGTCACCATGTTCTTGTCCTTTTCCTTGGCTTCCAGTTCATCCTTGGCGCGCTTGGAAGCCTCTTCGTCTTCGCGCTTTTTCTTGTCCTCTTCGGACTCGTCGGCGGCCTTTGGCGCATCGACCATGCCGTCAATCTGGGCAAGGTCCTCGTCGCTGATTTTGCCTTTCAGGAACGCCTTAATCTTGGCGATCGGGTCGGCGTCCATCGTCTTGTCGTCAAGCTTCGTGAGATTGACCGGCATGCCGCTTTCCGGGTCGGTATCGGCGCCCTCGACAACCTCGGCGCTTTCGATCGCGTCGAGAAGGTTGGTCAGATCGTCAAGACTCGCGTCCTTCGCGAGTTTGCCCTTGGCCGACTCATTCAGCGCGGCGATGATCGACGGCTTTTTGGTTTTGAAATTCGCCTGCGTCAGGCCAACGAGCGCGGGTGCGAAATCGATCTTCGCGTCCTGCGCCATTTTCGGCTTGAGATAGCCGGCCAGCGCGCCGAATGCGAGCGCGCCCTTGCGAGACAGGATTGTCTTGGTCATTGCGATATTCTCCATGAATGATAGGGGCATCGCGTCCCCGACGACGACATCAGGGCCAGCCCTGCCTTCCTTCACCAACGCGACGTGATTGCCGATGATATCGCGCATCACGCCATCGTATTTTTCACCGCCGACAGTTCCCGGCGTCATATCGACGCGATATCGATAGGCGCTCGACAGTTCCTTTTGGTCTTCCGATTCAACCCCATCGATCGCCGGCTGAGCCCAGATCACCAGGCTGTTGCGAAGATATGGGCTTTCAAATTCCGCATCGGTCCCCGTCGATCCAACGACAAGGTCGGGCTGATGATCGCCGGCGTTGACCGGAACGTGTTTCGACAACAGCGGGATATTGTTGAACGTCGGAGCGGCCTTGGCGAGTTCATCAGGGTCGCGATACAGGAAATAGGTTTTGTTCGGATCGAGCCCCAATTCCTCGGCGTCGGGAATTTCGCGACCAAGGTACGGGCAGACATTCGCTTTCGAAATATTCGTGATGGCGACATGCAGGCGACCGTCTTTGTCAACGGTTCTCACCGTTGATCGATCAAACGCCAGCCCAATCATTCGTCAATTCCTCAATCAAGATCGGGCAAGACTGGCTCTGCGTAGCATCTGCAATTCCAAATGGCGCCGGGCAATGCATGATGCCCAGGATCACACTCTGGCGGGTCCGACCACTTGAACGATTTTCCGTTCAGCGCCTTGTGCGACGGGCGCACATCAGAATCGCCGGCCGTGCGCCAGATAAACTCGGTTGAGCCGATATGCTCTGACCGCGCCTTGGTGAATTCAGTTGAAACCCGGCCAACCTCGGTGCGCGCGATCGTGTTGGCGCGAGATTTTGTAACCTCGCCAGTTTTCATTATTTCCGCGGCGACTTCGCTCGCCCGATTACCGCCCGACAGACCTTCGATCGCCAGTTTGTGAACACGTTCGGCGGCTTCTATT